GAAATTGTATATGTGCTTCCATCAACTTGGGTAAACCTAAAATTTCCATCAGCAGTTCTAATAAGAACGTGCGGCATCAGGTCTTCATCAATCGTAGTTACTGTTGCAGGTGCTACAGTTTCTTGCCAAACATCATCTGAAGAACTGTATTTTACATAATAATTATCAAATTTATTTGTTGCATCTCCTGTAATTTCAACAATCATATTGTCTATTGCAGGACTTGGTAAATCTGAAAAGTTTTGAACTGTGTCTGCTACAACTTGTGAAGCATCATCTCCATAACCATCACTGGCACTAACTGCTAATGTACCTGTTGCTTTTATAATTGAAAAAGAACTTTCTCCAATATCTGCTATTGTGAGACCGCTAACTGTACCAATCGCACTAACCAGTCCATCTCTGATGGTTTCTGTGTTAGTATTGGTAGAAGTATAAGAGTAAGTAGTTGCATCTATAGTGACTGAATATTTTGTTTCATCAACTCCTTGTAAAACTGAATATACAGCTTGTTCAACTTTTGCCGAAGAAGTCGTAGCCGCCATTACGGCAGTTTTTTGCTTATTTAAAACGTAAGTGTAATCGGCAACAGTAACTAAAACAAAATCTCCTCTTGGGTCTGATGATGATAAATAATTCGTAGCGTTAGTTTGATTAACTACAGTCTTTGCAGTTCCATCAATATCATTAACCAGAATAGAACCATTTTTTACTACGACAACATATCGTTCATTTGCATCTCTATTTATTGTATGGCAATAAGCGTTGCCTATAGTTGTTGCTGATATTTTAGCTATATGTGTAGTTGGTGGTCTTTTTTTTAATCCCTCAACGACACTGCTGAAGCCATTTAATTGCTCTGATGCCTGACTGTTTAGTCTTAAAATTTCTGGTTGCTGTGAAATCCCTTGAACTAAATTCGGAATAGTTCTGCTGATTAAAGGCATTATTATCTATTAACTATGTAGTTTGTTAAATAACTATTAAAAATACTGTTGTCAGCAGTAGCGGCTTCTGCCTGTCTCATTACTGCTAAACTTCTTGCTTCATCTTCTGATGAGAATTTATGAATTGTATTTGCTCCTAGAGTTCTGTCATGGAAAACTCTAGCACTTCTGATTGTTATGTATCGTCTTGCTTGTTCAGGTAACTTTGAAAAATCTAAAAGATAAACAATTATATTATCTTCAAAATCTTGTTCAAAAGTTTCTTCGTTTTTTGCTAAATTATATAAATAGCTATCTCTTTGAACTACATCATAAGATGACTTGTCATACCTATCATTAAGTTCAACTCTTAAAACATCTGTACCTATAGGAATTTTATTAAAACTATCTCTACTTAAATCTACTTTATAATGTGAATTGAAGTGCCACCCTGCAGACTGAACCTCACGACTGATTTCTGATAATATATTCTTAGCTGTTGTTCCATCTACAGGTAAAGAACCTGTTAAGGTACTAAGAGGTGCTTCACCAATCGTACTTAATATTGTATTGACTGCTTCTAATTCAGTCGTCCTTGTTGTAATTGTCATTTGTTTTTAAGCACAGGCGGATTGTCTGTGTTAATCTCCGCCTGTACTATTAAATAATATAATTAAATATTATTATGCTTGTTTGACTGAAACTGCCGCTTCTGGTCTAAGAATACCATGTCCAAGAGCAAGTCTTGCTGTAAGCAAGTTACCTAATCTTCTTGGGTCATAAGTATTTTCTAAAACCAAATCTTTTAGTTTCACTGTACCGATAGCACTTTTGTGGAATACAGTAGCCGCTATGTGCTGTGCATCTACAGAATAAGTGTTATTCGTGCCTGATATTGTTGCAGAGTTGTCGTCATAAGCAAGTTTAGCAGTATTTGATTTTACTACTGGTATTCCTGCGATTGAAACAACTGTGCCTGAACCGAAGTCGCCATTATTTTTAGAGTAATCTCTAGAAATTAATTTGTCTACATTACATAATTGGTAGTAGACATCTGGTGTTACGACAACATATCTATCAGATGTTGGTACATCATTTTCGTCCAGTTTCTGATTTGCATCAAAGATTGAAGCGATTAATGATTCTGCGTTTGTTTTAGCATCTGCGTCAGTAATTTCATATCCACCATTACCGCCAGTAACATTAGCACTTGCTTGTGAAGCTAGTACCATTAACTGGACTAAGTGTTGGTCTACTTTATTAGATAAAGCACGACCCATTTCTTTACTGTAGATGCTTCTTGCGTCCCAGGGATTTTTCAACTGGTCTATTTCCGCAATGAACGCATGTGAAATTAACATATCGTCTATGTTAATTACTTTCTCGTTGTGCAATACTGCAGTTCCGAGTATTTCATTTCCAGGTGTGTGGTAGCTACTTGCGATAGTACCTGTAACTGGAAATTGTGCTGATTTGCCTGAACCTATTGTACGAACAGTCGTCATATCTAACATTTGGTTTTCTCTACCAAATGAAGCTAATACTTCTCCTGAAAATACTTTTAAGAACAGAGCATCATAATCCGTACCAGTGTTATTTACTAACCCTAGTCGTGAACTTACTGCATTTGACATTTTATTGTCTCCTTTTTGCTTTGTTATTAATACCTATTATCATTTGGGGAAGTTATCAGTCGTGACTGGCAACCTTAGTTTTTAAATAGTCATCTCTCTTTTAAAAAAGATGAGATTTATTTACTTCTTCTTCTGTTTTTTCTTATTTGTTTTTTACTTCTGCCTTTTCTTTTATTCTTATTCATTGTGGAAGTTATAGGTTTTTTACCTATTGAAGTTCCTTTGTGGGTTTTTTTATAATTAACTTTTTCACTATACTTAGGTTTAGCCACTACTTTTTTTTACTATTCTTTATATTTCTCAAAGTTGATAATCCGAAACTTCCAGAAAAGCATATAAGAACCGCCCACCAAAATTCAGTTGGTGCTGTTTTTAAAATTTCAAAACCCTTAATCATGTGTGGTTGAGTAATAGGTAAGAATGTGCAAATTAAAATTCCGCTAATAATTATAGTTAAAAGTTCATCACGAAAACTATTTGAACTTGCTTTAATATTGGCAACATCTACAGTTTTACTAGCTTCAATTTCTCTTACTCTAATTATTTTATCTTTCTCTAATTTATGTTGAATAGCACCTATTGTTTTACTTGCTATTATTCTTGTTAAAGGATTTTTAAGAATAGGTAGTAAAAAGTTAAGCATAATTACTTCTTCGGTTAGAAGATTTAGAACGTATCCTTAGATTACTAATGGAATTGTTTCTTGGGTTTCCATCTTTATGGTCTACATCTTTTCCATTAAGTCTTTTAATACCTAACTTCTTAGCCAGAAGTCGTCTTGCAACACGTCTATGTTGCCTGTCGTCTCTAGATTTTTTAGAACGAACTTTATATTCTCGCTTATAGTCTCTTGCCATATTTTTTAGATAACTTTGCTTCTAGATATTTTGTTTTCTATTTCTTTTCTGTATGATGGGTCTTTTTCATATCTTGGGTCATTCATTGCATCTGTAACTTGTGAAACACTTGTAAAAGCATCTGCAGAAACAATATCAGAAGTTCCCTCAAATAATTTAGGTTGATTAGGATTAAAGTTTGTTCCTGATTTCATCATAAGACCTTGAACTGCAAATTTTGCTTGTTCAACATCTCCACCATCAACCATATTATTGAAAGTAGTTTGTTCAGCTTCAGATAAATTCTTACCTGCCCAGTTTACAAGTTCTGTGTAATTTTCAGCACCACCTGCAACATCTTGAATAGCTTTGGTATTTTTATCTGCTACTGCTTTTTGTCCATCAATATATGAATTAACTAAATCTTTATCTAAACCTTGTTTAGCTAATTCATCATAACTATTATCTGTTAAAGCACCTGTTTCAGCAAATTCATTATAGAATTTTTCTAAACCTCTTTGCTGAACTTCTTGTTTAACTTCTTCAGGTTTTGTTTCCTGAGTTTGTCTTGAAGAATATTCTTTCTCCAAACTGTTGTATGCTTTAGCAAGTTCTTCAGCACTTTTGAACTTTTCAGGTAACCAAGTAGGACGTACTTCATCTTCTGAAGTCGTCTGTAAGTCTTCATTTTTGATTTCTGTAAGTTTTGCTGTTTCGCCATCTGCATTGACTGCAATGTCCTTGCTGACATCAACTCCATCTTTTTTTAACTCCTCTGCAGATTGCTCTAATGTTTTTTCGTTGCTATCTGGATTTATTTCTATTCTATCGGTCATATTTTTATTCCTCTTGTTTATTAGCAACTCCTATTTGTCCCTCGTTAGTAAAAGTTAATTCTTTACCTTTACTTTCAATGTGCTTACCTGCTTCTATAGCTACTCTTGGGTCTGCCAGTGCTTGTTGGGCAAATTGCTGTTGCATTTGTTGTTGTTGTTCGTGTTGGATTTGTTCTTGTGATTTTAATAAACCTTGTGTGTCTATTCCATTTGCTATTGCAAATTTCTTAATACAATCTTCAAGGTTGATATGTCGTCCTAAAACTTCTGCTCCTAAAGTTCCTGCTAAATCTGACATAAACTGCAGAAGTCTTAATCTATCACTTGCTCTGCCTAACGCTTCCAAACCAACTATTATTTTTGGACGCACTATTTCCTTAGGCAAATCAGGCAATAATTTCTGTTCTCTTAACATTGATAATTTTGCATTGATGTAAGGTAACTGAAATTCTGTTGTTAAAATTCCATAAACTCCGCCAAGAGCATCTTGTAATTCATTTGCCACAAGTTGCACCTCTGTTGCGGTAACTCTTTCTGCTTGTCTTTGAACTGAAGAATTTAAAAGAAAAGCAAACTGTAATCTTGTTTCAATTCTATTCATTGTTTCAAAAGCAATTCTAAAATCTGCAAACTTATTAGCTTGTAAAACAGAAACATCTCCTGCTTGACCCTCAATGATTGCACCATTAGGTGCTTTTGCTATTGCTGATGCTCTAGTTGTTCCTGATGGAGAACAAAGAAAAAGCATTTTAGCAGAAGCAGAACTTCCCTCTAATATTGCTCTTGTTAATCCCTCTAAAGATTTCAGGTCTCCTAAAAATGCTTCACAATGACCACGACCATAATCCATTCCATCAACTCTATTAAATCTTAAAGCAATGAAAGGTAAATTATCTAATTTATATTCTTTAGTTAAAATAATTTTCTTTCCGCACTCTTGCATTAATTTATAATTATTTGCTTCTCTAGTTATGCAAGTATATAAATCTAATTCTTTATCTTCGTATTCTTTAACATCATTAACTTTTAAAACTGCATTTCTAATTTTTGATGGTAAAGTATTTAAAGCAATACTTTCTTTAATAATTATTTTTAAAATAGAACCTTGTGGGTCTCTTTTAATAACATAATTTTCTAATCTATAAACTCTTAAACCTTTTTCAGTTAATCTTAAAAGAACATTACCACTTACAATAAGTAAACGAAGTGCTTCATAGACTGCAACTCTATCATTAGAAACTTCCATATTATCCATAACTGCTTTTTCAATTTTGGATAAACCTTGTTCTATAGTTCCTTTTTGTTCAGGACTTCCTTGAATTTGTTTAAAAACTAAATCATCAATACTTAATCTGAAAAATGGAGCATGAGGTGGAAATAACGCTAACATCAATTTAGATGCTAGGTTCATTACTCCTCTTGCACCAATACTTTGGTAAGGAGATTTATATTCAGTTGCTTCAGAAATATTTTTAGGTGGAATTAAAGTTGGAATTGTTAATTCAGCACATTCCCTTGCTTTTGATAAATAAGGTTCTCTATTAATTTCTAATTTATTGTATTGTGCCTGAATAGAACTTTTATCTTCTACTACCTTATCCGACAGGATATATCTTTCCGACTTCATTAATTATTACGCACTAGGTAAATTTAATCCGCTTCTAGTTAATCCGCTTGTCGCTAAAGGTATTCTTAGCGTCCCTCTGCCTGTACGTCTTCTTGTATAAGCTGAAGCGACATTAACATTTCTGCCACTAGCATCAGCAACCATTGGAGCATTTTGCTTTGTTCTTGCACCACTAATTGTATTAGGTGGTGGAGCAGGAATTGGTTCTGGCATTGGTGGCGGAGCAGGTGCTTTAATTGATACACACATGTTTAATTCTCCTCTTGTATTTTCTTTTGTTGTATTAAATGTTTTACGACTGACCTTTGTCCCCCTTTGAAGAAGACTTCTTTTTCAGTATCCTTTAGGTCAGCAGATTTCTCAGGAAAAATACTGTCTAAATACTCAATAAGTTCTTTACTTATTATTGGT